TCCTGCTGATCCTGCTGTAATTCCTACAGTCAGGAAGAATAAAAATTCAAACACAGGCATAAAGCCTGCGTTCTTAAGTAAAAATTGAGTCATTTATGCTTGTGCTCCTCAGCTTTTGTTTATGAAAATACGAACGGTAGTCCGTTGACTGCAGTAAATGATACTGCACATGCGAATAAAATTTGATAAATCATTTTTTATGCTCCTTGGTATACTGGCGACATTACTCCACCTTCGGGATCATCATCGTCATCATCACCTGATGCTCTTAAAAACAACTCCAACCCTACAAGGAATGCTACTGGATAAAAACACCATAGTATTGCCATGAAGGGTGAGATGTTTGATGCTTCAGCTATCATACGAATAAATTAGTAGTTGTACTTGCAATTACTGCTATCATAAAAATGTATGGTACAACTTTAAATGGAA